TCAACTGTCCGGTTTTGCTGGCCAACTGACATCTGGTGCTTTGCTAAGGTCCGTTGCATAGAGCGCATCAAGATAATCCAGCCACTTATTATAAGCGGCCAAATCATCCCCTTTGAGTCTTCCCAAAACCGCCTTTCCCGGCCACTGTCTGTTGTTCATGAAGGCGTTAGCCTCCTGAATTAAGCCCGTTTGCTTAGAGGTTGCAGTGTTGATCAACTCTTCTTTGCTGGGGGGTGGTACATCGGCCCATGACGGATTGCCTTTGCTGTCAGCTACCCGCATTTTTCCCTCAGGTGGATTAGAATTGAACTCATCCGAAACCGACTCTTCCACCTCTACTGCATCATCCGGCCACGACCCCGCCTTAACGTAATCATCTTTGAACATCAATGCATAAAAGAGGTTTTGTCTGGCGCTATAAATGAATTTCATGATTACCAACCTATCGCAAAGAAAGCTATACCGGCATTAACAGGCCCGGCTACAGCTGTGTTGTTATTGACCAGCGTGGCAATGTTCGACATGGTAAAACCACTTTTAGTGGGGCTTACAATTTCAATAACGCTGGTGCTTGTTGCTGATGATCCGCTGCTGTAGGTGTTTTTACCCAGCCAGAGGCAGGCGTTCGGAAATGGTGTTTTGAATGATGCTGAAATAGTGCCGGTAGTAGAAGGCGTCACGCCCCACTGGAACATCAGGCCGCCCGGTAATTTAGCCCCGCCAGTTTGCCCGGCGTCTAACGTGAAAAACGACATGTCAGGGATTTGGTTCGCACCGGTACCCACTGAGCGTAATCCCGCTGAAAGCACGCCCAGATTTGCCAGGAATGCTGTCTTGTCGGCAATGTCTGAACCATTAGCCGCTTTTGACATCCGCGTAGCTACATCATTTTTATTGACGGTTATCGCGTTACCCAGAGTTGCCAGGCCGTTATTAACATTGGTCAAGAATGCAGGATCATTTCCCATTGCCTGGGCCAGCTCCCCCAGCGTGTTAAGATTTTCCGGCGCGCCACCGATGAGGACGTTAATTGCATCTCGTACAAACTTTGAGTTAGCAATCTGAGAACCATAGTTACCTTGGTCCATATTTGGTGCGGTGGGCGTGCCGGTTAATGCCGGGCTGACGGCCAGCGCATCCAGCAGGTTAGTGACAAACCCCGCCTGATTACCATCATCTTTCGCGTCCATTCCCTGACCTGCGATGATCTGCGCTACCGCCGCCGCAACAAAACTCGCCTGTCGCAAAGCTTTGTTAATCTGCGCCGATGACGCCTTGCCGGACTGAAATCCCGTCAGGAGCGCTGCAAGGTTCTCGTAGTCGGCCTGCGGCGTGACATTTGCGTTAGCGCCAGTCGCGAAGGCTTTAAAATTATTCAATGCCATCAGAGTTTCGTCTCCCATGAACCGCTGTCAAAGCCCGATATAAACTCGTTATCCATATCGAACCCAAAAAAAGTTGTCCCTTCAGATGGGGTAATCACCGAGGGGATCTGAATGCTGCCCGCATAAACGCCTGCTGCTTTTACGGTCAGATAACCCTGACGAATTGCCGCTATGAGCTCCCGCGACACCAGGCTGATATCTTTTTCAGGGAATACCCACAGCCCTATCGTCATATCCTGACCATCAACGATCTGCATCGTCAGATCTGAACCGGCAAGCGCATTGTCCAGAATCCCTTTTAACGAGCCGTTTGTTCCGTCCCAGTTGTTAATGGCTATCTTTGCTTTGAGGATTATCCGGTAGGTTTCATCGCTGAGGCGGGTATAGCCGCTGTCCGGATCATACGGCCCCTGCCAGACACCCTGATCCCAGCCCAGACCATCCGTATCAAAGGAGAAATAAACCCCTGAAATAGGTATGGCCACCGTGCGGCTCCGGCCTATCCATTCCCCGAGAGTGTCCAGTTGAACGCCCATGGCCTGATCGATATCAAAGGCCGTCAGGAGCCCGTCCATGGCACTGCCGGTATCCGTGAGGGGGCGTGTGGACAAATCGACATGCTGTGTAAAAAGAGGCTTAGTCCGGTGATAATTCGTTATCAGGTTGGTATATCTGCTCATGACGCCACCGTAACTGTGATGTTGTCCACTGAACAGGTCACGGCCTCGTTAAACGCCGTCACGATATTGGCCGGTGCGACCGTTGCCGCAGAACGCCCGATCTGCAGGCTGTTGATGTCGTAATACCGGCTCTCGCCCCCGCTCACCACGCCGAGGTTTGCCGGTGAGTAAACCCGGCTCAGCAGCAGATCATCGCCGATATCCAGCGAGTTAACGTAATCCGCAATCGCCTTTTTGATGTCATTACCTACCTGCGTCGTGTAGCCCTGAAACACCTTTAGCGTGATGGCCACAAATACGGGTACCGGTGCGGGCCTTGAAAAACTGATGATGTGCGGATTTTGCCAGGCGTCAGGCACTGTTACGGAGGTGCTGCCAAACGTGGCGACGCCTTGCCCCTTTTTGCTCTGAAGGACCTGAGCAATTGCGTTGACGTCCCCACCGTCTACGATAGCCGCAACGGAGTGCGCAGGCAGTCCATTTGCATCAACGCTGCCGGTGTCGTTTTCATAGAGTTTGTGACGCGTCACGCCAGTAACGTTCGCTATTGCCCCGTCCAGCGCTACGAAAGGCGTCAGGGAAGGAAACGCCACGCTCTGGCGCTGGCGAATGCGTAGCTCTGAGTCCTTTTCTGCTGCACTGCCTACCGTGGCCGCCGATGCGTTGGTGACGCTCGTCCACCCGCGAGTTGGCGTGTTGATTTTGTTCACCGAGCCCGCAACCGCCGCGACAGCGCCCGCGACAGCACACGTTGAAGTGACAATCACTGTGCCACCCGGGCCAATGGTCACGCTGGCAGGCAGGTTCCAGATAATGCCGTTGGCGTCTTTTACCGAGCCGTTGGTAACGGTCGTGCCCGCCGTTCCGGCCAGCGCCAGGTCAACGGTGGAATTCGTGGCACCGTGACGCGAAATACCGTTAATTTTGACGTTGCGCGACAGCGCATCGCTCATGCCTGTTAACGGCGAAAACGAGTTGTAAACCGCAATGGCGGTGTTATTGGCATCGTGGATGGCCAGCGCCACCAGCGCCACCATCTGACCGTCTTTACTGTCCGGATCCAGATACGCATCGGTACCGTAAATCTGCTGGAAATAGCCGGTCAGCGTGGTGAGTATGGTCTGATAAGCGGGCGCACTGATGCCCTGGGCATTTACCGTTGCCGATAAACCCAGCGTGTCTAAGTTGAGAGCCATTAAGCCTCGCTTGTAACGGTGGTCGTCCCGTAGATGGTGTCAATCGTCGCGGTGAAGATTACCCGGCGACTGGTGGTGTTCAGGTTTGTATCGAAAGAGATGAGGGATTTAACGCCCTGAGTCTCAAGGATGCGCTGACGTATGGCGAGGCTGTAGGTTTCCGGCTTCTGCTTACCGAGTACCGACTGTATCCATGGCGTGCCAGCCGTGGTATCAAGGAACCACTGACCGTACCAGAGCAGGAAGCGCGTTTTCACTGCCTGCGCCACTGCCTCGGGTGAGTTAATCAGCCAGGTATCATCGCCACATCCAAACGAGTAATCGCCGTCAGTGTCTTCGCGCCGGTACCTCATTGCGGGCCGCCCGTTTTACTGCCGCCTGACTGCACGCCAGAATGAACGTGTCCGGTCTGGCTGATGCCTTTCGCCACCTGGTCACCGGTTGATATCACGCTGCCGTTGACCCGAACGTTACCGTTCACTGTAAGCAGTGGCGTGGTGATGTTCACGTTGCCGCCCTGCATAAGTTCAATAAAGCTGCTGCCATCGTCGGTGCGAACCTGCACGGACGTGGTGCTGATGCCGGATATCTTCTGCGCCTGTGACTGTGGGCCAACGAAAGCAAACGCATCGGATAAATCATGCTGGCGCGGATCGACAGGCTCCTGAACGCCGCCGTTCTGCCACCAGAAATCGATACAGCGATCGGAAAAAACCACCAGGCATTCGTCGCCGGCTTTGACCGGGAAAGTGATTGTGCAGCCTCCGCCGCGCGGAAAATAAACCGGCACATCCGTGAGTAGCGGGTAATCATGCGTAGACTCGATTCCGTCACTGTCCCTCTCGATATACCGGATGGCAGGCTGCACTACCACCGTGACAGTAACAGGGTCAAATGACTGAACAATCCCTGGCAATGCTACACGCAGTTGATTGTTGATCACGCTGCGCTCAGTCTTCAGTACTTCTGAGAGCTCACCACTGCGGGTCTGGCTGGATACGGTCATATACTTTGCTCCGGGCATAAAAAAACCCGCCAAAGCGGGTTATGGTCATCGTTCAATCGAGGGAGGTTGATGGTGGTAACTTAAATGGGGGGTGTGGGTCGTAACTAATAAAACGTACTTCATTAATTTTATTTTGATATTGAATTACATACTTAGACGTCCAGTCCCCAAAAATTCTACTTTTGTCATATTCAGTATGACCGATGTGGTAATGCCAAAGCCTGTTTTTGATAGCAAATTGAATTAGCTTTTCACGCTGTGCATGATTTTTGCTCACACCAGTAGAAGGTTTATTGCGTCCTGGCAGGTCACCAAAACCCGTTCTATTTAAAGAGGAAGTAAAATCACCAATTAATTTCAGCTCAACATCAGAGAGGGATTCCATTTCCTTAAGAAAACTTTTTGAATATAAAACAGTGACCTGCATCCCTACCCCTTCATTCCTTTAATCCATTTTACGAAATCGTCCCCCGAATTGACCCAAGACGGATGCTCCACCATTGGTTCAGATAAAGCATTCTCAATCTTATCAATCTGGATACTAATTGGATAATCAGATTCAATGAAATTCGGGAGTATCTCAGTTAACCCTTTAACTGCATTATGATAATCGCTAAATGCTTTGAGGGTCTTAATCTCAAGATGTTTCAAGGTAGCCATATGCGGACGCCAAGCGGGAGAGGCGGAGGCCATGAAAAAAGCATACTTAAGCCTTTTTATTCCCACATCAAGCCTTTGAGCGATATCAATTAATTGTTCTTGTTCCACATCATCAATACGCAACTCCTGCATCTCTTCAGCAGAACCATGCAGTAATATTTGCAGATAAGCATTTCCTTCCTCTGCCTTTGAAACAGCCATGTCGATACGCTGGTAAGCCATCTTTAATATATCCCTGACTTGTTTTTTAGACAGGGATTCTGAGTGAGCACGGTCAAATTCCCCGAAAGAGCGTTCTATCTTTCGTGAGAAGGATTCCATAAATTTATCGACTGCTGGAGCATTCGGCGGTGTAAATGCCAACGCAGCACTCAAGCCAATCATATACTCACCTATTATTGATGCATGCTTTAATGGCGCCAGAGTATCGCATATTGCAGAGAAGGATCAATCAGCCACTTTCACACACGGGAACGAGCCGATCACGCGCGGCGCGTCCATGCTGGCCTGCAGTAGCTGGACGTTAAGGAATCGCGAATCGCTACCTGGTCGATGGATGTACTGAAAACCGTAGTTATTGCCATCGCGTGCCGGCATGAGGCCCATGTCAATTTTTATTCCATCGTCGCCTAAGTTAGTGATTTTTTGAGATGTAACTCTCTCGCCATTAATCACATCCATTTCTCCGATCTTCGCCACTATTGTGTAGGGACCGCAATGGGCGGTATAGCCGTTGGCTAAGGCACCGAACGATACCAATGACAATACACACACCGCTAGTGATTTCACACTTTATCCCCTGTTGATCGAATCCTGAGTACGCAAGTCCTGAGCCCCACGCGCTTCACACATTAAGTCCATGTACCACGCTTGGCCTCTGGTATCGCCAGTGTACATAATAGCAGCGACTTTATAAACGCCGTCTGTTGCGATGCTGGCAGGATTTGAAATGGTTCCGCTTGTTGTCGTGTTACCGTTGACAGTCTGATCGGTAATTCTTCCCTGAGACATGCTGATGTCGCTGCCAGGCAACGCGGCGCGGTTAATCACCACATCGCCCTGATTCAGCCTTATCAGACCGTTCACCCGGATGTTGGGGTTAATCAGGCTGCGAACGTTGATGCCGTTGCCGATAGTCTGCTGCGGCATACCGATAAGGCCGGTATCGCTGTTGAGCTCAATGGCTTCATGCACCACTTCATTATCGCCCACCATTTCCATTTTGCCATCAACGAACATCCAGGTAGCGGAGCATTGCCGCGCCACGTTGTCCATCTGGTCGCGCGTCATGCCAAACAGCACGCGTCCACGCGGGAAAACAGTGGGCGGCATTGCCGGTAGGTTGCCCTGCTCCGCGCCTTTGGCCGCAAAATCTTTCATAAGCGCTTTCTGTACATCGGCCGTGGTGTAGCCAGCCGCCAGCGTCATGCTGGTGATGCTGGTTGAATAGGCCTGGTGCGCGTCCACCGCCTGAATGAGCACAAACGAATCGACGGGATTTTCTTTGCCCGTCAGCGAATATCGGATTTCTCCATCGAAGATTACACCGTAGTTGCGTCCGTCCTGCTGGCCCACCCTGGCTGCATCGACAGACCGCGCAATGCCGACCTGATCAGCACTGACATCCGGCGCTACACCGTCATAACCGGCAATCGCCCGGACGCGGGAGAATTCTTCGCCCATGATGCGCTGCACGGTATCCGGCGCAAGGTTATAAATGCGGAACGTCCCGACGCGCGTCTGGCTGCTGAGGTTGAACCACTCGATATTAAACGTCACCTTGAAGTCGCCCAGGTCAATGCCCTTGCCGTCCTTGTTCACCACCTGCAGCTCAAAATGACGCATCCAGTTCTGTGACATGATTACTCCGTGATGATGTATAGGTGGCTGCGGGAACCGAGATCGGTTTCTGTAGGGTAGTCCTGACCAGGCACGTCACAGACCACCAGCAGCGAAAATCCCAGCCCGAGGTGATTAAACGGCTCCATCAGGTCTGTGCCGGTGACCAGCGGTATTCCTGCGATAATAATGGCGCCGGTATTGTCAGATATATCGAGCATCCAGCAGATATCGCGCCAGAGGACGCGAAACGAAAAGGTATTACCCTTAACAGCCAGGCTGAACTGCTGGTTGTCCGGCGAAAGCAGAACTTCACTGAATGCCATTACTGGATCCCTATCAGGTTACCGACCGCTGTACCCTTCAGCCCGTCAAGCGCACCCGATGACTTAAGGATCGACACGTTGACAGACTGGGGAGTTTTTGAACCGGTATTGGTTACCGCGGACGTGGATGCGCCCGCTTTCATGTCCGCCTTATCCGCTATCTGGATACTCTGCGTGCTGGTGATGATGATTTCGCGCAGGGTGAGCGTGGCAGATAGCACGTTTTCGGTAAAACGGTCGGTGGTGACCTCCAGACTCTGCAGCAGCATATTGCTGTAAAGCCGCTTGCCAGTTACCACGTCAAACGGCATCCGGTCAGACTGCAGCTTAAGCAGTCGTTCATACACCTCACGCGGGCTGATGCCCAGCAATGACGTGGCGGTAAGGTTGCTGGCAAAATCCAGCAGTGAGCCGCCACCGGAAAAACCTACCTGCATCACAACCTCAGAAGGTCGTTTGTAAGCATGGTCAGAAACCGATGCGCCTACCTCGACAGGGTGTTCTGTTATCTCCAGGCGATCGCCGTGCTTTTCACTAATGACCACGTCAGGAATAATAATGCCAATTTTGCGAGACTGAAGCCGGAATAGCGTTGAAAGGATATCCATCAGCCCGCTCCCACCTTATTTTTACCAATATTTATCGCTTTATCATTCACCGAGCGGCCTACCTGATCGCCAATCTCGCGCGCGTTGCCACCATAAATGTTATAGGTGTTCTGCTGATTCACGGTGTGGCCACCACCCGGCATATTGCTGAGCACGCGGGGAACGTAGTTGCGCGTTTCCTGCGGCATCAGCGCCATGCCGTGCTTCTGGACGTTGCCCAGGCCCCAGTTGTAGGAGGCCAGCGCTTTAGTGAGGTCGCCACCGTTGGCTTTCAGCAACTGTGAAAGATATTTCGCCGCTGCCTGTGCGGCCTTCATCGGATCGAACGCTTCACCACGGCCCAGCCCCATATCGCGGCCGGTACCTGGCATCAGCTGAAAAAGCCCCTGCGCACCGGCACCGGAAACAGCGTTCGGATTGCCGGATGATTCGGCTATGGCCACGCTTCGCAGCAAACCTTCCGGCAGCCGGTAAAGCTGTTCTAGCCTTTGCATCGCAGGCTGCATCCAGCCCAGCAGCGCGGCGCCGTCTTTTGTCGGCTGCGGACGCTTTCCGTCCCCGAACCAGCCGTTAACGGTCTGGCCGATGCTGCGCGGATCAAAGCCGGTTTTGTCTTTAAACCAGTCGGCGGCGCTGTTGGCACTCGACGAAACGACAGGCATCGCATCGGGGTTTTCTTTACCCTGGTGCAGGATCTGACTGCCAATGCGGGCGGCATCAGACCAGCGGCCCTCGTTAATGGCGCTGAGCAGGTCACCGATCATCGACAGCATTTTACCGAACTCGCCAAACTGCTTTGTCAGGCTGGCAATGTCACTTTTCAGCGTCCAGTTTTTAAGGTCGATGTTCAGCAGGCGCGCAACCTGCTCGCCCGCGTCCCTGAGAGACGATTTAAGCTCTTTGATGGCTTTCAGCGCGGCGTCAACATCCGGCTGCCACTTTTTCCAGTCAATCAGGCTCTTGCCGCCTTCCTTCCAGACCCTGTAATCGTCATAAAGCGCGACGATTGCCAGGCCTAACGCGGTGACGATCCCCACCGGCGACATCAGAAATGCAGAATTCAGTATCCGCCAGGCAACCACCAGCCCGCCGAAAATTTCGATAAGCTGGCGCGTACTCTTGTCCAGCGTGTTCCACCAGTCGCGAATGTCGCCCGCCGCCTCAATGAGCCGGAATACCACCTTCCCGATGGTGTCAGCCAGCCACAGGATGAGTTTTATCCCGCCCGTCAGCGCCGCTTCAATTTTCGGGAAATTATCGATGACCTGTTTGCGCAGGCTGTCGATGGAGCCCGCCAGACCGCCCGCGAGGTTTGATCCGATTTTGTCCCGCGCCATGGCCGCCATTTCACCGAACGACCGCAGAGAGGTCATAAAACGGTTAGAGCTCACGGCGGCCGTATCGGCGTTATAGCCAATGGCCTTTGCCATTTGCGTATACTGCGCGGAGAACTGGCCCACGCCACGGCGCATTGCCATCAGCGTGTTTTCATCAATGCCCAGCATCTGTGCGTACTGGTTGGCGCGGTAATACGGCATATTGCGCAGCGTATCGCCGACGCCCGTAAAAATGCTGGCCATGTCGCGCATGTTGCCGCTGGCATCCCGCGTCTGCACGCCCAGCCGGTTAAGAAAGCCCTCCGCGCCCGGGTTGTTGCGCATGAAGTGGGCGAGACTTTCCAGCGATGACCGCGCCCCGTCAACGGTACCGCCCAACTGCGACACGGCAAAACCAATCTGCTGAATGCCTGCCACCGTTGCCCCGGTGCGCTGCGACATCCAGTAGAGGTTGTCCAGGCCGCTGGCGATTTTGGCCGTAAACGCCACCACCGACAGTGCCGCCGCTTCGACCGCCGCGCCCAGCTTTACCGCCTGCAGCGTGGTCGCCGCGATCGTGGTGTCGAACTTCTTCGCGCCGGACTCGTCCACCTGAAAGCCCAGGGAGATCAGGAAATCCTTGATTACATCAGCGTTCATTCGCGGCTCTCCAGCGGGCTATACGGGCTTCGTTGTCTTCTTCAAGTCCGAGATAATCAGCACCCTCGGCAATACGGCACAAATCGACGGCGCCCGATTCAAGGTCTTTGAAATCGATCCGGAAAGCCTTTGCTACCTTCCAGATCATTTCGGTACCGTCCGGCAGCGTGTCGAGTGTCAGCCCTGTGACTGCTGGCCCTCCGTCACGCTGCCGGGGAGTGCGGGCAAAAAATTTCCCAGGCTGTCGCCCACCACGCGACCGACAATCTGCAGCATGCTGAACAGGTCAATATCGTCGAATGCCAGGTCGTTGCCCTGAGCAACAGGCACCCAGCGATCTTTACCGTGCGCACGCTGAACCACTGCCAGGCAAGGAAAGATGATCGCATTGGTGTCTTCTTCACTCAGCATCGCGAGTTTGTCCGCCACCACTGGCAGCAGCTTTTCGAACACCGGGGCATAGCGGGTAAAATCACTCACCTTTTCTGTGTCTGCACCCGGTACTGGTTCAGATTTCGGTAACAGGTTCTGGATGCTGCCGAATTCCGCCAGCAATCCAGCCAGCACCGGCAGCAGCTTGCGGGACACTTTAAGCTGGTCGAACACGCTCAGCTTGTGAGCGCTGTAGCGGATGCCTTTAATTTCAAACTGCATGATCAGAACTCCCCTAAAATTTCGTCGATTTTGCCAGCATCAAACACCCAGGAGACGTTGCCGGCCACTTTCGGGTTGTTCCAGTCCGGCTGTTTCTGAAACGCACAGGCGCGTGCCGTAACGATGTCACCGGATGCCTTGTTACGCAGGACGATCACGTTATTGCCCCACAGCGCGGACGATACCGACTGCGCGTTGTACATCAGGGACAGTTTCTTGTTCACGGGTGACGTTTTCTGCAGGTTGACGGTGACGGTCCCGGCTTTGCCTGCATGCAGGCTGTGCATCACCTCGCCGTCAGCGCCGATCGTCATGGTGTTTTTGGCCTCCGACATGGTGACCACGATCCCCTCATCAGAGTTTGCGGAACCGTAACCCAGATCGATAACGCCGGTCGGCCCCGTCAGCGAGGCCGTGATATCCATAAAACTGTATGCACTCATTGATTATTTTCCTCAGCGCATGACGTTAATCTGAACGCTGGCGTAATGGATTGCTCCCGCCAGCTTACAGGCCACCTGAACCGGTACCGACTTACGCGCTTCGCGGTCAGCCTGTGCCTGGGATGAAATCGCGGCCATGTACACGTAATACCCTTTGGTCAGGGTATCGCCCGGGGAAAGCTGGCCTACCGCGCCGCCGTTCCAGACGCCTGGCGCAATAAGTCCGTTATCAACCGCCTGATCCATTGAGGCTTCCACGTTCGCCATGATGCGCGTGTTGCCCGCATCGGTCTGCGGCACCTTCGTTCCGCTGGTGTACAGCAGGTTAAAGAGGTTGGTCTGCACATAGTTCTGCAGCCAGTCGAGGCCGTGGCGCTCATCGAAGAAATCACCGTTGCCCATAACGCCCTGCTGCAGAATGGCGGTGTCATTCGCGTAATAGACGTAAACGTTGCAGTTCTTCGCATCCAGCGCGGCCGCCTGTGCAGGCGTCAGGCTTTCATAGGTGATACCGGGCTCCTGCTTGAACTTCAGCGTGATGGTGGTACCGAACCCGTTAAAATCCACGGTGAACGCACGACCAAACGCCGAAATTGCCCCGTAATTGCTGGTGGATGAATACTGCACGAACGTGCGGCTGTATTTCGCCGCTTTCATTTTGGACGCGATATCGGTGTTCACTGCAGTGAGCAGCGCATCCGTATTTTTCGTGGTGACGGCGAGAATGCGGCTTAGCGATGAGGATTCAATTGCGGCACAGACCGGCAGCAGGTCATCATCTTTGCGATCGGCATCATACGTCACACCGAGCCCGTACCAGCTGGTAAAGCCCAGGCAGGCGTTCACGCCATCGAGTAAGGTCTCAACCTTACCGACCTCGGCCGCCGCCAGCGTTTTCGCCCAGCGACCGACATACACCTGCGAAGGCGTCGGCGACTGTGAGAAGAACGCCACGGCGGCAAGGTATTCCTCACTGTTGGTGCCGAAATCGGTTCCGATGCTGGCCGCCGAGGTATACAGGCGAATACGTTCGGTCAGCGGAATGATGGTTGCGCTACCCAGGATAAGCAGTGAGCCAAAATTACGGCCCGCCGCCGCCCTCGGCGACATAATAATGTCCACGCTGGCAACGTTTGAAACGGGTAAGCCCTGCGGCATGGGTTATTCTCCTGAAATACTGAAAGGGGCGTCGGTCAGCGACTGGATGCCCCAGGTGCTGATGACTTTGCGGCGCAGGCGAACCATCACGTCGTAACGGCGTACCCACTGGTTATTGATGAGTTCCGGCGCGGGCCGGATGCTGTCGCAGTCAGCCAGGGTTAATCCCCACTGGCCCAGCGTGTCGTTGTTCTGGTTAACGGCGAGTCCGTCCCGAAACTGCGCGGCAACCTGCTGGCCGGCTGGCCCGTAAAACGAGGCCAGGCATTCCACCAGCTCATGCCGCCACTGTTCGGTGTTAGTGTCGGTCTGGTTAACAAACGCGGGACCGGCATCAGCAGCAATCCCCGTTATGCCGAATGCACACCAGTTAACATCGGCAGGGGGAATGGCAGGCTGGTCAGGCTGCCATCGGGCAATGACGCGCCCGGCTGCCAGCCCTGAAACATTGCGGATCCACTGACTCAGGTGCACGTCCAGCGGCGTGTCATAGTCGGTCGCGGCCTGCTGCGGGGTGAGCCAGCCGGGCTGGCCAGTGGTGTTACTGCTCAACGGGCGTTCCTCCGTCAAACGGCAACAGTTCGCAGTGCGCCTGAACGAAGCCCGCGCCGTATGCGGTGTACGGATCGACAAACGACACGCGGTAATCGCGCCCCTGATACGTCACAATGTCCGCATCCCGTCCGGTCTGGCCCTGCGTCAGGCGTTCTGTGGTGACGATCAGGATTGCACCATGCACCACCTGCCCCGCCTCAAGCCTGCGGCTTTCCAGCGCCTTATCCACCGTCACCACGCCCGCAAACGGGGAACTGGTGACGGTATTTTTTCCGAACCCGTTATCATCAACGGTCATGCTGCGGCGCTTTACAACTAAGGTGGTGTCGCAAAAGTCGGGATCGAAAAGGATGTCTGTTATGTCAAGATCCGGCATTTTTAATCCTCACAACGTAGGTGACTGAACGGAGAAATTGCCCGGTGTCGTAAAGCGGTTTTGTGCCGCTGCGGCCCCGGCTGCGGCGGGCACGTAACGTGGCTTCGGCAAGCGGAGTAAGCTGGTCACCGGCCGTGATCACGTTTCTGGCAGCGTTCACCGCCTCCGTTCCGGCGCGGTTCAGCATGGCTTCGGCGGCAGATGCATTACCGCTCAGTACTTCAAAAGCGGCCTGCTTCATCAGCGCGGCCACCTTATCGCGCGACTGCGCCACCCCCATGTGCAGAAAAGGACGTGGGGGCAGCTGAACGCCGTAGGCAGCGACTTTATGCTGCGTGGCAAAATTGCTTTTCGCCTGCTGCACAAACTGCCCGTTGCGTTTAAAGCTGCCATCGTCAGCAATCTGGCGGTAAACGGTAGTCATGTGCTCCGGCACGCGGATGGTGCCGCCAAAGCTGTGCAGGTATCCCAGTTCGGCGTTGTTGATTTCCATCCCGTCTGAACGTTCGGCACGGTCAGACGGAATACCCACCAGCACGTCGCGGTTGCCCAGCGTTTTGAGCGCATCGAGAACCGCCTGTGCATTGTCCGCACGGAGCAAAAGACCGGATTTCACAGCTGAATCCCCCCGGCGCCGAACATCATCATCAGCTGCCAGAACTCCGCACCGTAGCGTGAGTTGTTCCAGAAACCGGCATCGGCATTCAGCGTGGATCCGGTGTCATAGCTCACGCTCACCTTGTCCACCGACTTGGACGACTGCACGCCATTGGTCGAGCCGCCAGCGCCGCCCGTGAGTGACGCACGGCGATCGGCAGCAAAGAGCACCAGATAATGCGCCACGAAAAGCCCGACGAAATACGGGAAAAGCTCGCGGCCCGTCACGTTTTCATTAAGCAGGCGATCGGCAAGATTCAGGCGGAATGTGATTTGGGAATCGGGAAACTTCGCCTCATCAGCGAACTGGGGAAAATCTCGGCGAAAGTCGGCCACTGTCGGAAGTGACACATTTCTCGCCATTTTATTTTTCCTTCGACTGTTTAAGAGCTTCCAGCTCTTTAGTCAGCATTTCCAGCGCCTTGCCTTTCGCCTGGATTTCTTCAGCCTGGTCAGCGATGAATTTTGTCTGCTGCTCGAGCTGCGTTTTAAGGCTGTCAATCTCGGCCAGTAACTCTTCGTCACTTCCCGAGGTTGTTACGTTGCCGGTCTGGTCTGAATGGGCCACCACGAACCAGTGCTCAGCGACGTCCTTATCAACGCTGTGACGGCCGGCGAGAAATCCCGTCTGCTCCCCTTTCGCGTCGGTGAAGACAAACGGCGTGTGAACCAGAATTTCTACCTGTGTTTTCTTTGCCATGTCAGGCTCCGGTAAAGCCCCCGAAGGGGCCTGTTGAAGGGGGAATTAAATGCCGTCTTTATAGGCAATCGTTTCGCGGTAAACTGGTTCTACTGCGCCCAGCTTGCCGTAGTAGGTCACCAGCTGGTAAAGGCCGCGATACTGGATCGGGATGCTGCGCAGCGCCACCAGCGGATAACGGACATACTTTTTATCGTTGGTGTAGGCGATCATGCGGTCCTTGCCGCCCACGCCGCGCCCTTTCAGCCACTTGATGGCTTTGATTTCCAGAGGCTGCCCGTTGTTATGGAAAGCGATGGTGTTGGTTGAAAGGTAGGTCAGCAGCGACATATTACCCGCCTCCGACACCTTTCGACTGGCCAGCAGCGCATACTGCTCTGGCGGCACGCGCAGTTCTGTTGGAACCACCGAATACGCCGACGCTTTCCAGGCATCGGTCAGCACTGAGTTCACGCTGTCCAGAATCTGGTCGTTGGTGGAGGCGGCCCAGGTCTGAGGGGCATTATTCAGCGTCACGCCATCGAGATTAAGTAAGCCCTTAAGGTTGAGCGCGCTGTCGCCGATATAAACCTGCTCGTCGTTGTCCATCTGCCATTTCAGCTGCATGCCTTCATACTTCTGGGTGTCGATCGGACGCCCGACCTGTTGAGCGGCCTGCAGCTCGATAACGGTCCAGCCCAGTTCCATGCCCCAGAGGTTCAGCGGGTTACCGGATTTATCGATATTGACGTTCACACCGGCGATCGCGGTGGAGTCTTTACCGACCCAGTTTTTACCATTGGGATTTGCACCGGTACCGGCTGCGGCAAAGCTGGTATTGGTCCAGCTCGACATGTCATCGGCCACCGAAACGTCTTCGCGCAACTGAATGTCACGCGTCCAGGTGTAGCTTACCAGTGGCGCGTTCAGCGTCTGATCGAGACGCTCAAGCTCGCCGACCAGGAAAGCACCGGTGCCGTCAATGGTGCGTTGGTCAAAAGTCTGCATTTTGTGTCCTTAAATCTTGTAGGAAATTTCAGCGTTGCCGTTGGCATCGCCCGCACCAGTGAACTGCGCATTTGGCAGCACCGCCGTTTTGCCGTTAACCGCCGTCGCCATAAAACCGCCCAGCGGAACGGTAATGCTGGCATCGGCACTCAATACCACATAGACGGGCGCGCCCTTTGTAATGGCGGTGGCATCCGCACCCACAAACACACTCATGTAGCCGCGTTTCAGCGCATCGCCCGCAAAGTTTTTATCTGAACCCACCTGGCGGACCAGATCGGGCGTTGAGGTGGTCGGATACGGGCGAACGTAGATCCCCTGAATCACATCAGCGGTATCACCGTCAGCCAGCGGCACGAAAAGGCCACCTGAAAATTTTCCCGCCAGGCCATAGGCCGAAAACGCGTTTGAAGCGCTGATAATTACCGGTTCAACGGTAAGATCCTGCGGGCGTGAGATTGCACCGGCGATGCCAACAGGCATCCGGTAAAGAATCGTGTTATTCATTGGGAGTTGCCTCAGCGTTTATTCCAGAAGTCTTTATTCTGCTGATTGAGGTCAGCATTCGAGTTGCCTGACTGGCGCAGGCTGTCGCCGGTGCGGATGGCCTGCGTGTTGCGCCCTTTCGCCAGTTCAGAAACGGCGGTGAACGCCATTTCGACCTGCGGTTTGGGCAGTTGCTTAATTGCCGCATCGCCCACAATCTGACGAACCAGCGCCTGATCGGCAGAGGCCAGCACATGACGTTTAAACGCCGTGGGCTTCATGGCCTGGGTAAGGTCAATACCGGGCATGATGAGTTCGGCTCGATAAGCAGAGTCGCCCGTGGCGGTCACTGGCTTCTCTTTGTCTTCATCGTCCGAGTCACCCGTTTTGCGCTTATCTTCTTCGTCTTCGCTGCTGTCGGTAGTTTTGCCCTCCAGCTTGTCGAGACGTGCGATGATCGCCGCCGCCCATGCAGGAATCTGCTCTTCATTGTCGCCGGTCTTGAGTCCACCCATTTCCGGATCTCGGTCCGGCATGGGATGCTGTGGCGCCAGATTGATACTGAGGTTAACGCCCTGCGGTAAATCGCCACCTTCATCGCCCGTCATGCTCGACGGCGGCGACTCCAGAAGCTCATTCATGGTGTCTGCATCGCCTGTTTTCACAGCGCGTTTTAAGCGAGTGAACCAGTTTTGTTTAGTTGCCATCGTGTTTCTGTCTCCAATTGCGCAACGTGATCCGGCCCTGCCATTTGGGACGAGAGCCACATGGTTTCCGGTGATTTGGTACTGCTTTGCCTTGCCGATGGCGGTTTGCTGATACTCGGCGTCGTAACCGCACGAAACTTCGCGCAGCCCGTTTTCGATGTAGTCGATCGCATCTTCATCCTTGATGATGAGGTCTGCAATCATCAGGTCTGACTGTGAGCCAGTACCGCGGCGCACGTTTTGAAGATGTCCAACGGCCAGTTCGCGCCAGTTCTCCGGATCGACAAATTTGATATTCCCTGCGCCATCCTCCGGGTGAAGGATGGTGACGGTCATACCCTCGAAGGATGCGAGCGTCTCGGGGTTGAACACCTCATCATCGGTGCGCTCGACAACAATTTCCCCGTCTGAATCCGCCTCAAGCTTTGGCAGGTCCAGCGCGCTGTATAGCTGTGAACCTGTGCGGGCGATCGGGACGTCTTTGCACAGCAATGAACCGTCAGCAAGCCGGAAGCGGGTTTCACCCAGACGGGAATTAAAAAGGTATTTCATTGTTCACCTGCGGATTTCAGGCATAAAAAAAGCCGCTATTCAGCGGCCTGTTGATTTTGTGGGAATATGACTTCACACCAGCAGCGACAGTTGGGTAATGCGCCCGCGTGGCCAGTCATGCCATCAAGAGTGGGCGGGTCAGTCCAGTTAACAAACTTTCCCTCCATCTCCTGATGCGAATGACGCACATCACCGTCATCTGCCGTGCGCCAGATGTAGCCCGCTGAACCACTGGCCAGCGCTCTGGCCTGCGTCAGGGCGGTGACCGCCCGACCTGTTTCGGTCCGTGCGATGAGTTTTGCCCGGGAGATTGCCACATCACCGGATGCCGCTATTTCCTTCGCAAAAGAATCAGCACGGCGGCCCGATACAACGGCCTCAATGGCTTTGTTCTGGATATCGTAGATGCGATCAGCGGCTTCGAGCGGCAGCGACTTGATGTACTTCACCTGTTCAGCGACGATGCTCTGCATCACATGGCCCGTGGGCGTACTGCTGATGACGTGGCGAAGTTCATCACCGATTAACAGGCTGTTACGCCGCCACTCCCTTTCGCTGTGGCGTTCCAGATCCGTAGCAAAGCCTGTTGCAACGCGGTTGGCCCAGCCGTCAATGATATCGCTGTAGCGCTCAAGCGCGTCCATGATGTCGGTAACGCTGTCATTTGAACCATCGTAGCGGCCATTTACGATGTCGCCCACCGCCTGCGCTATCCGCCGTAGGCTGGTCCGGTACCGGTTTTCTGCTTGCTTCGGCAGGCTGCGGGTCGTCAGTCCGTTCGCTGAACCCTGGCGGCGTTTCATCCTCCGCATTCTCAATATCCTCATCGGTGATGGATGCACCCACGCCGGTTACGTCTGCATTTTCACGCAAGTCCGTCATGCCAGCCTTGACCGTCATCAGCCCGGCATCAACGGCAGCCACGATGGCGTTAACAGTGTTGGTCGCGACCGTCGAACGGTCAACGTCCGACATCTGCCAGAGCGGGTTAAACTCAAACGTGAAGTCATCGGGCAACGGCTTGCCCAGCTCAGAGCGATACATCACGTCGAACAGCTTACGCAGTGGCTGACGCAAACGGCGCTCCTGCTGCGTACCTATGGTGTCGTAATAGTTCGACAGGTCAGCATCGCCGGTAGAAAAACCTTTGGGCGACTGCCCAAAGAGGCGCACCAGCGGGATCCCTGTCGCGCCGCTTATCTGCTCTGCAAACTGGCTGATCACATCATCCAGGCCTGCAAACGAATACTGGTGAGTCTCGAAGACATCTTTACCATCCATGAGGGTCATGCCTTCATTGCTCTGGTACATGCGTATGAGATCCAAATTTTTCAGCAGATTTTCGTACGCCTTACCACCCAACCCGATAATTTCTCGAAGTTTATCAACCTTGTATGTTCTTAAGTGGGCTTTATAGACAAGCTGAGCCGCGCCCATGGTTGCACTGTCAAACGCGGTCAGTCGGTCCCAGATGCGTTCGATGATGGACATGCCCCACTCGTTTTCTGTCTGGGCCTGCTGATAGGGCAGTGTTACGCCATCGAAGCGGATCAGGCGGCTGTGATGAATGCTCCAGGCGGGTATCCCCGTTGCAGTAGTCACCACGTCGTATCGTTCCGGCTTCCCGAGGTTCGGGCCCATATCCCTGATGCGACGCTGCAGGTTAGGGTTAATCATCCAGCGGTCGAGCGGCAGTATCCCTTTGAACTTGCCCTCGCCGATAGTCTCCAGCCGAAGAGGCGTAAACGGTGCCTGGCCCTCGATCATGATGAAGCCGACCGCACCGCCATAGAGGCGCGACCATTTGATCGTGTCGTTCAGGCGGTCCCACAGTTCCAGCTCATCAAACAATGACTCAATTACGCCGCGCTCTTTAGGTTCAATCTCTGAGGTGATGCGAATGCCCTTACGGGTCATATCATCAGCGACCGCATCAACCGCAGAGCCGATAATGGCCGATGAACGGTAGGCCCATTCAATCTGTAGCCGGTTGCGGCTGGTGAAGTTAGCCCGGTATGACGATGCGGCGTGCTGGTTCTGCTGCTGCATGCCCACACGGGCCATGAAATTATCGTAACTGTCCGCCGTAGCCTGGGGAGTTCGCGCGGCGCTGCTGTTTTGTTTACGTGCCATCGTTTCCTCGTTACAGGCGCATCCAGATATCCAGATCGCTGTTCATTGGCGCATAGTTAATCATCGCGGAGTCAGCCAGGTTAGGCGATTTGGTGCCGTCAGGCTGTTTGTCCACTGTGATTTTTCCCACGCCATTAATTGAGTAGGTAGGTTGCGACAGCTCAATGATGAGTTTGTCTTTATTCGGCATAGTGCTGCTGATCGATATGATTTCGTCAGGGTTATAGGGCATCCCTTCTTTCACAGCACGATAAGTATTCTGGAAGAGTTTACGCAGATGCCACCAGCTCTGAGCCTTGGCGTTGGCAAAGAAATCCTTGTTCAGTCTGGCCTGTTGGCCGTTGTCGCCGCGGACCGCCTCATCATCCGGATCGAACACGCCACCGCTGCCACGAAACGGCGTGGCCAGTATCATTGGCCGGCGAGCAACTTTTCGCAGTTCGTTGATGGCACGCGCATCACCGCGCACGCCCGCGCCTAAACCGTCCTCGTCAAACCGGAACTCCTCGAGCCGGTCCTCTTCGCAGTAGCCAAAGACCTTCTCTACCGATCCGTAAATGTCGCTGCCTACGCCTGACCACTCGCGAATATTTTCCAGCAGAAAACCGTGACGCGATGAGAAGGCGTTTTTGTCTCGTCCTTCATCGGCCACGTCCATGGCACCCAGGCGTTTGCCCGTAGGATGGATGCCCAGATGAATATGCGCATCGATAGCGGCCTGCACCCAATCGCTGGGGATCAGGACGCCCTCGGCTGATGCGGCATAGTTGAGGTCCAGTTCCTGAGCAACGACAACCGGGTTATCAATCTTCTCGCACTCCTTGCGGTACCACTCGTCATCTTTGCGCGGGTCGCTGCGCCAGTGAAAGGTGAAGACCGGAATGCGCCCGCCGTGACGCTTTTGCGCGAACGGGTTCGCCATGCCGTTAACCGATGAGAGGTCGATACGGCAACGCGTGGTTTGTGACAGAGAGGCTTCAATCAGCATGGGACGCATCAGGAACGCTGCCTCATCCACGAAATAAAGCGTGGTACGGTCACCACGTCCGATGTTGTCGCCCGCCTCGCCCTTGAGCACTGCGCCGGTAGTCGGGAACTCAACACGCATATAGGGCGCGTGCTTCTTCGCGCTCCAGTCGCCGCGAAACTCAACGGGCAGCATTTCGACGAACTTACGCGCCTTCCAGAAAAGCGCCTTTGGGTCGCCGGTACTGTCAACGTATTCCTCTTTGCGCGAACCGAATCCGATCACCATTTCTTTGTTAAAGAGGCACATTGAGCAGGCCAGGCCGATTGAGGTCCAGCTCAGGCCCATTTCACGGCTTTTCTCAGTGATGCCATTTTGGTGTTTGCCGCGGCGGTCCATAATCCAGTGAATCCACTCTTCCTGTTTGGGAAAAAGCAGGAACGGGATGGACACGGGCAGGCCGTAATCAAGATTTCGCGGGTCTGTTGTGATGCCCCAGTCGATAATGAACTGGGCAGGATTATCGCGGTAGAACGCTTTCAACGCTGGCAGCACTTCGGGATTAGCGCGGATGCGTTGTAGCCTTTCCATTCGCCATTCGAACACCTGTGTGTAATCAGGGTTCTTGAAATCGAACGGAAACGGGATCGGCATCGGATTTACCTAAAATAATGAGGTGTATCAATTGATCAGTTTTGTGAATGATTGAATATTGTTTTACCGGCGCATGGTGCGACGGAAAAAGGAGATACCTCATGGGCTATTACGTTATAAAGAAAAGCAAATCTAAATCGGGTGGGGCTTTACTTGGCGCTTCTCTCTTTGGTGATAACTCCGAGTACTACTTCGTTTTAAAAGCAGATAACCATGAGGTTATCGCAACGAGCGAAATGTATTCATCAAAACAGGCTTGCCAAACCGGTATTGCGTCTGTCCAAAGGAATGGGCCTACGACTGACATCCGTGATGAAACTGTTTAATAGAAACTAGTAAATAGGGCTGAATTCAGCCCTATTTAACATAAGAGATGTTACCCGCCCTGGCGAAACAGCACTCACGCGCAGTTAGCTCCCAAAGGCGTATTTCATGATGATTTCATCGGGGAAATGCTGAAAACGGACTGCATAAACGGTGCATAAAAGCGGCCCGAAAATGCATAGGCAAAAAAGGCAACGAAACCGCTATTTTCGGCTGTTATCCCATCATTTTCTTATACAGCTCCGCAGCATCCTCAGAGGTCAGCGAAACGCTCTCGGTTTTGATAGGTCCACCGTTCGCCCCGGTGCTTTCCACCTTCAGCCTGTTGGTATAGGCGTCGCCCACCTCTTTAGCCGCCTGCTCAATCAACTGGGCAGTAAGCGCAAAGTTTTTCATGGTTTCGGTGCGCGTCGCCATGCGGTCAAGCGTCCGAAGGCGGTATGCCTTATTGGCGATCGGGATGTCAGCTATTTCTGTCTGGAACCTGTTGCGGGTGTCGTTGAACATTTCCACCCATTTCTTTGCCAGTCCCTTGCCGTTCGACTTTGTGGGGTCGTGGGATTCCACCTGCTGGCGCGTGATGGAAATGCCAAATTCTTTTTTGACGGACTCCACCACCATTGATGGGGTATCGAAACAGGCAAGCGACTGAACGATGAAGGCTTTGACCTCACCTTTAAGTGTCGCCATGTGATACCTGCCCGTCATAATCAGTCAAGAATTAAGCCAGCTTTAACATGCATGTGCCGCACGCTCTGGCTATGTCTATGTTTGCCACCTCTGCTGGTTGGCTGGCAGCGTCGATGAGCTGCTTAACTTCTTCGCTGGCGCCGTAGCGGCGAACAACGCCCGTGAACTCTTCGACGTCATGGCCGCGCATGCAAAGCTTGGGCTGTCCATCGCGGGTAAACTCTGGCGCGCCAAATTCGTCTGTTTTTTGGGCAATATGGTAAAGCTCATGCTCAACCAACGCGCAAAATTCCAGATCGCTACAGTTCATGCAAAAGTCAGCAGCCAGGGTAATGATGAAATCAGGCTTGCGGCCAAACCATTCATACAGCTGCTGTTCCATGCGAGCCTTTTGCCAGCCACCGGCACGCATCATAACTTCTTCAGCCTGCCCCAGAACGATACGCCCCTTTTTCGTGAATGCTTTAGCGGCCCACAGAAACGCTATATCAGCCTCAGCCAGATGCGCATGATCGGAATTATGCAACCGGCCATCACTGCTGATGATTTGCTCCTGCACCCAATACCAGACCTCATCAGCAGGAATGAGAGAAATGTACGGCTTAAACTCCTCTACTAAATGCTCTGGCGGCATGGGTCGTTCGCTCATATCAGTTCCTGACGAAAGTCACTTTGGTGGTTATGAGACGGCGAATCAGCCTGGCGGCCTCGCGTTCCATATCGGCAATAATTTCTGGCCCGGCAGCTTTACCGGCATACTTACGTTCTATCTCACCCAGCACTGCGTTAACGTCTGCATTGGCTGGAGGGAGGATTTCGACTTTAAGGCGCGACATATTTACTCCAATAAAAAACCGCCCGTAGGCGGTTAGTCTGACTTTAACTCTTTTTTGGAAGCCAGTACTAAATCTAAAAGTAGCTTCGATGTTATCTCTAACAAATTAGCCTCAGCCTCGTCAGCGTCTAAACCTTCAAAGTAAACCTCATTATTAATTTTTCTCTCTGATTTTAGATAGTTGCTTAACAGATTTGATACCTGTTGAGTTATAAGCAACGGACCAACCTGACTATATTTATTTATTACGCTCATTGCTTTAGATGATTCGCTTTGCATCTCAGCCATGCGTATTTCATCTAACAATATAAAATTTGGGAACTCATCAGGCGCTCGCCTAAACTCGGTGCGGTCACAATAATACTCATACTCAGTCTTAATTTTATAAACTGCATCAGTTATTTCTATGAAAGCGGAGGCTCGCTTTTCCCACCACTTTTCATTATAAAAACGTCTCAAGGCCAGAAACGTTGTTAACCATGCGGCGAACGACCCTGATAAAAGGCCAATCAACAGTTGATAGATATAATTCACTTGTACCTCCATTTATTTAATGAAGGTATTTTGCCCGATAATCATCATCAGGCGCACTAGTAAATGCGCCTTGTGATGGTTACGCCAGCTTTTTAGCCAGTGAAGCCACATCGTCAAATACAGTATCAACGTCATGGCCTGCCACTTTCAGCAGTTCTTTAACCTTTGCCAGTACGGCATCAGTTTTATCGGTTGCTGTTGTGACCGGCTGTGCCGTGGTCGCGGTAGTGCCGTCATACAGTGGTTCGGACATCTTTACTTCCTCTTTAGTTGGTAAAGCCCGGTCATTAATCCAGGCGTCGGTTAAATCTTTTTTGGCGCTTCACTCTGCGCCTCCCGCGGCTGATCGATGGCCTGCTCATCCAGTTTGCTTTTGAGCTCGTCAATCTGAGCCTGAAAGCGCTGCTCTACATCCTGCCAGCCGTCACGGATGGCTGTTGATTCGGCCTCTGCCTTCTGCGGGCTGTTCTTCAAGCGGAACAGGCCCACCAGCCAGCCAGCAGCGAAACCAGTGACGAGCGCAATCAACGCCCACGTAATGAGTGCGGTAGTGGTATACATGGATTTATTTACCTTTTGAGGGTGTGGGAGCTAAGCAGACCTGACGCACATAATCCTGCAGGCCGGTCAGTTGCTTTGTGACGGTTTCGATTCGCTCTCTGAGGGTGAAATAATCCCGCTGAGCGGCGTCTGTAAGTCGGGGGCTGTCATCATCATCCACGCGGGTGGCGGAGGATTTACCGGACACTGGCCGATCACATTTGGCTGAGACGCGCAGGCGCTTAGCCCCAGAATCGACATCCCTACGCAGATCGCTAATGGTTTTTTGCGCATCGGCTAAATCCTTCGTGTATCTGGCATCAATCGCCGCGACAGACTGTTGGCGGCGCTGCATGTCATTGATGGTCACCTGGAGGCTGTCCGCTACTGCTTTTTGTGTATCGCGCTGATCGCGAAAATGAACGGCGTTATCGCGATAGCGCCCTACAGCCAGTAACAACCCGGCTAAGAGCACCACCAGCAGAAACGCCAGCACAACACGCCAGTTAGTAAGTAGCCAGGTCATTGATCCAACCCCCAGCAGGTAAGCTCTGATTCCTGCTCGCGGCGAATAACTTGTCCGTAACAGCCATTCGAGCGAATCCGGCAATCCTTGCCACCGTCAAATATCCAGCGCTTGATTTCAGCGCATGCGCCTTTGCGATCACCGCTGTTTAACTTGCGGTAGAACGTTGATGGCAGACATTTACCCGGGCCGATGTTCCACGGACAGAATGAAGCTATGCCAACCTTCTGCGGCTCTGTCAGCGGTATGTGTACGTTTTTATCTACCCAGGCTAATGCTTTGGCCTGCTCTGCCCTGTCAATGTCGCGGCACTGATCAGCGGTAAGGCGCATGCCCTTAACTACCGGCTTGCCGTTGACGCGCGTCACGCCGCCGCAGATTGTCCATATGCCGCCGTTGTCAGCGTACGCTATGAGACGTGCACCCTCTTTTTCCTGCTGAAACTGGTCCATCAGGACGGGAGCAGATGCACCACCAGCGATAAGAGCCAGCATTGCAGCGCTAAGGCTCTTTTTAAGCCTGGATGACATCGCCATGATTAATCATCCTGTGATGGTGGAGAAATAATCCCGCGCGCGACGGCATCACGGTAGGTTTTCAGAATCTGGCGTTTGTACCAGGCATTAAGCAGGAATGTAGCGGCACCAATCACCACACCGCTGATGATCGCCACCTTGTTCCAGTCGACGCTTTGTATCCATTGAGCCACGCTTCCCCCACAAACAAGCGTGCCAGACACGCAATAGCTGACTGCTGATGCAATTTTGTCAGGCATAATTTTCATATCCACCCCCTGAACGGGGACTTATCCAATTAGGAATTGTCTACTTTCTGAACTGGACAAGCCCGGTTAGCCTTTTTCGTGTCGAATGAAAAAGCACCGCGCTGCCGCTGGGTAGCCAATGAATGGAAACTGTGTTTTGCACAGTCGGTTAAGGATTGCGCACTCCCCCATCGTTACAAGGCGTGTAATGGGAAATGACGGGCAGGCGCAAATGAAAAAGGCCCGCCAGTGGCGAGCCTTTATGTGGGTTTGAGGTGATTTCGTAAAATATGGGCTGATGAACAGCGCGGAGAAATCCCATCATTGGCGTGATAATGGTCCATTTTATTCACGCCGTCAATACATGAGATTAATCTTATTGCTGCAGATGCCGGATTTCGCTGTTTCCGGTCACGCGTTGCAGCATATCGCCCGCTATGGACTCTTCCTTATGGCACTGGGTAATGAGCGTCTCATAGAACGGTTTAAAATTGCGTGACCATGTTGGCTGGCTCACTGCCATAACAGCATACCCAACAGCACGACGCACAGTTTCAGCAGGCAGGCGAGCGTAGCCACGGCCGGTGCATTTGGTGCAGGTTTTCATGACAGGAACGCCCTGAATCTCACTCTGCTCAAGGTCCAGCACTTTACCCTTTCCATGACAGCGACACGCATTACTGATCACGCCCTTCCCTTCACAGGTGCCGCAACGGACACGCTGAATCTCTCTTACTTCTCTGACTTTTTCATAACTGGATGGCACGAAGCCTTGGACGCCCATCCGCACAGAGGCTTTCACAAAGTCGCGCGACGGGAAAGGCATATGTGATTTGGTGCTAAATACCTCCGTGTCGATAAACCCGGTACCACCGCAGCAGGTACAGGGGCGCGTGCTTGCGGCGCTGCGCGAATAGTCCATGTAGGCAAACGTTGCGAGCAATTGCACAAATTCGCGTTTAATATTCTCATTGAGTTCGGCGACTGCCCGGAAAAGCCCCGCCTTACTCAGACCGAATTCAGTTAACATTTCTACGGCGCGATCACGGGACGTGATGCCATGCTTGGACAGGAATAATTCAAATCCGAAACGAGCCTGCGCGCCAGTCAGCCCGAAGGATGCCATCACATCTGAAATATCCAGGCTGTCACTGGCCGTTGCCCGTGGAGAATCGCTGAACATAGGTGATTTTGGTGCGAAAAACTTTATCGTGCTCTCAAGGTTCAAGGTGATTCTCCTTACTGAATTTTGCTGCGTTTATAGTCTCATGCAATGCTCTCGATCCTTATCTGCCCTTTCTCTCCCCAGATTTTTGTAATACGTGCATCCCATACGGCGCTGTCTTCTTCAAATACGGCGTCCATCAACGCTTTGTGGAGGTTATCGACATCGGGCCTTTGCTGGTGGGGCTGGCCACTGAACTGCGCACGCTTCTTTTTGCTCCAGCTGTCGGGCATGGGCAATACAAACGTGATGTGACAACCGCTGTCAGGCAGCTGGATTTGGTTCAAGCGCACTTCATCGCAAAATGCCCGGTACCGGAGGACAGCCGGCCGTTTTGCCCAGCGGTCACGTTGAGTCTGACGGGGCTTGCCCAATGGCGTGATGTCATAAATTTTGATCAAAATAGTCTCCCCGTTGGTTCATTACCGTTGCGTGATGATTTATCCCGGCCAGCCTGCGCCGGTCTTTCTCGGGCAAGCTGCGCCGCTATTGCCTGATCTGTTCCACGGAAATGCCCGTTGCGGAATTCCTGATAAACCACGCCGCCCTGTGGGCCATGACGGTTTTTACCGATTATGATTTCAGCCAGGTGCGCGGCCGGGCTGTCCGGGTTATAGGCACCATCGCGATAAATGAACCAGATGCCGTCCGCGTCCTGCTCAATGCTGCCACTGTCACGCAGATCAGCATTTAACGGGCGCTTGTTCGGTCGCTTCTCTACTTCGCGCGACAGCTGGCTGAGGCAGATAACGGGCGTGTTAAGCTCCATCGCCATGGTTTTGAGGCCGCGTGTAATCTCACCGATCGCCAGGTCATTACGCTCTGCCGATGGCTTTTTGATGAGCCCCAGATAATCAGCCAGGATAAGCGACAGGCCCGGATAACGGTTTTTATGACGTGTGGCCACCGCCCTGATTTGTTCAATGCTGAGGTTTGTAGCATCGACAACCCAGACATCAAGATTCGCAAGCTCAGCCAGACCCATAGAGATCCGGCCCCAGTCCTCATCATCGAGGTGGCTGGCTTTGCGCAGTTTGGAAACGGATACATTGGACGCGTTCGCCAGCTGGCGCTCAATGATCTGGCCTGCCTGCATTTCCATACTGAAAATCAGAACGCCACGCTGTACCCGCTCAGTTCCGAGCGAAACAGTGCGCTGGGCTATGCCCTCGGCGATTTTCAGTGCCAGCTCGGTTTTACCCATGCCCGGGCGTGCAGCGATAACGATCAGGTCAGTGTCGTTCAATCCACCTGTGATTTCGTCCAGATCATCAATACCCGTTTTGATGGTGTTCGACTCTTCATCACCGGCCACACGTTTTTCAAGCGTATCCATGTACCCGTCAAGCAGTTCACTGGCGCGGATCGGCAACACTTCTTCATCTGGCCGACTGATGTTCATCAACTGGTGCGTGAAGTCCTGGATACCTTCCATCGCGGTTTCATGGTTGTAGGCGCTGGTGATCTTCTCGTAATGGCTCTCCATGAGGCTGACAAAGCCACGTACCATGTATTTTTCATTGAGACTTTTTGCATAGCCCTTCATGTTCGCCGCGCTCGGCACCATCTTCATGGTTTCCATGACGTCAGCAAAAATACCGTTTTCATTGCCCATGGCCTCAGCCACCAGCAGCGCATCAATCATTTTTTTCTGCGTCGCCTGGCGCTTAATCTCGGTATAAAGCTTTGAGTAAAACGGGTTCGTGAATGCTGCTGGCTCGACGGTAGCCAGCACGTCGTAGGCATCAGGCGTTAAACCGGAATGAAGCAGACAACCCAGCACGCTGGCTTCGAGATACAGATCAGACATGGTTGCCCCTCCGTACCAAAAGCAGCGTGTCAGGCTTCATCAGCCAGTCGAAATTGGCGTGCCAGCCACTGTTGCTTTTGCCAAAGAACGAGTCACGAGCCTCGTTGAAAAAAGCGCTGAAATAATGGCGAAAACATTCATTTGCAGGCTTGCTGCGTGGGAAGTGCGTCGCCAGATGGCGGATAGCTATCACCCTGTCCTCATCGATTTCGGCATACATCAGACGACCGTTGGCCAGTTCGTTGTAAGCATCGATCACCGCTCCGCAATCGACATCCACCTGATTTTCACTCCACCGAGTGGCATCAGACAGGTAGCCGTCAAAGCGGTTAACACGGCAGATATTCGCGGGCTTAGCGACCGTTCCGTTGCGGCGCTTCCACGTCTCGGCGACCCAGCGCACCACCAGCTTGAGGTCATCAACCGTGTAGGCTTCGCGGGAAGGACGTTCAGTAAGTAAAACTGCAAAGGCTTCTGCAGAGCGGCAGGTGGTGCCTGTGACCTCGTTGTAATACTCCAGGACCTGTTTTGCCTGTGATAAAACTTCCTCCGAAAATTCCCCTTTGGGGGCTTTAGGGGGATCTGTCTTTATTGTCTTTTGAATATTGTCTTTTGTGTTTAGCTGTTTTAGCAAATGGGTATTAGCTGTTTCGGCTAAACTTTTATTAGCTGAATCAGCTAAACATTCGCTGTTTTGGCTAATCTTTTTCATATCCCACATTGAGACATACTTGTTGATGCCCACTTTCGAGCCACCCTGGACTAAAAATCCGCGCTCGATTAGCTGACGCTTAGAAGAGCATACGTGTGTATGGTGAATGCCCGTCATTGTAGCGATCTGGGTATTGGTAATCCGGTCCATGGACTTGTTGAAACCATAGGTTTTACGCATCACGGCCAGCATGATTTTTAACTGACGAGCGGTAAGATCAGCCAGTAACAGCTGATCGGTAAGCTCATTAGCGACACGCATGAAGCCATCATCGGTATCGGCCACGCGCTGCTCCTCACGCCCGGAACGGGCGCTGAATTGGATTATTTCTGCGGTATTACTCATGGCCGGATTTACCCCTTTTCGCCTGCTCCAGCGCCTGACGTAGCAACCGACAGGCATCAGGTGAATACTGGCGTGCGAGTTCGTCCCGTGCCATGTCTTTATGTACAGTGGTTTCCTGTTGCGGTTTACGGCGTTTTTGTCGCATAATTAACCTCGCTTCCCAAAAGCAACGCTGTACACGACTGGACAGTTGGCGCTGTTCAGTCGCTCTTTCCCACCTCAATGAAATACTTCTCGAAGTACCATTTCGGTACACAGCACAGATGTTCGTAATCAGGCCGCATGAAAATGACCCTGCGTTCCTGCCTGTCGTAACTGATGATGCGCACGACAACGCCGCGCTTATCTTTGAATCGCTTGTCGGTTTCAACAAACCTTTCATCCACCGGCGCCCTCCTCTTTCACACGTATGTGCTCAAGCATGGATAAGAGAGTTCGCGCCTCTTCACCCGTCAAAATCACGTTTTGCTCACAGCCCGGCGCCGCAATGCATCCCTCTGGTAAACCCAACTGGTGAATCATCCGGCACGCCAGTTGGCAGATGCGGATCTTCTGACGACTGAGACCAGAAGGATGAATCCCCATATCGAGTGCCAGGGCCTTATTACCTTGAGTGATTGCCTCACGGTGAAAAAAGCTCTCCAGCGTTTCCGGCTTGCAGTTAACACGTACCGAATTGCTCGAAATTGCAGTTGATTCCATTTACTTTCTTCCCTCGTAGTTGTTGAAATTAAGCCGCTTTTAATTCAGGCCAGATACTTTCCCAGTCAGTAGGATGGAGGTTTTTGCGTGTAACTTTTCCATCACTGGCTTTTTCAATGAGCACGCATAGCGCCGGTCCAAGCTCATGGTTTTTGCTCAAGGCTTTACGCAAATAACCAATGGTTGTTCCGCATGTATCCGCAAAATTGCGTTGCTCACTAAGAGATAGGGCGTTTAGGTAGATCCGTAACTCTTCCATCTCATGGTTCCTGTTTACCTTTAATTTGATGAAGTTTACCCACAGGTAACGCTTTAAGCAATACCCGCAGGCCATTTACCACGGGGTAAATAAATTTATGATATCGGACATGGACAAATACGAGAAAAGGCGTCAGCGCCTAATACAGATTCGAGATCAGTTCTGCGGCGGAAAAGCTGTGGATGTCGCTCGTAAGATCGAAAGAGAACCTTCTTACGTCTCGCGCATGCTTTATGAAGATGGTAAAAAAGGGAAAAAGCGGATCGCGGATGATATGGTTGAAGTCATCGAAAAAGCTTTTTCTTTACCGCGAGGCTGGATGGATGGCATATCTGATGATGGCCATGGAAATGTTCAGTTCGCACAGAACCATAAAGAAACGAAAGGATTCCCGTTGATCAGCTGGGTAAGCGCTGGGCAATGGCTTGAAGCCGTTGAGCCCTACAAATTACATGAAATTGACGAGTGGCCAGAAACAACTATCAATGCTGGTCCTCAATCTTTCTGGCTAACTGTTCGTGGCGATTCCATGACATCCCCGGTTGGATTTACTGTGCCAGAAGGTATGATTATTCTGGTAGATCCCAGCAAAGAAGCGAAAAGCGGTAAACTGGTTGTCGCCAAGCTAACGAACGACAATGAAGCAACCTTCAAAATGTACATAGAGGACGCCGGTCGTAAGTTCCTTAAGCCTCTCAACCCACAATATCCCATCACTGAAATTGACGGTAACTGCACCATCATCGGCACAGTAATCGATGTGAAGTGGCAAAAAATACCGTAAGCCTCCAAATTTAACCCGCTTCGAGCGGGTTTTTTTGTATCTAAATTCGCTAAAACCAGAAAATAAATTACCTGAAATTTCAAGCAGGTAAACTTTTGCGCCCAAATTGTTTACCTTTGGGTATAGACACATAGATTACCTTGGGGTAACGTTTATCACACAGCACGACGCAGCCCACCGCAGACAGCTGTTCTGCTCTTTAACAAGTGAACATGTAATCACCGCGCTGGTGGCTGAGAGGCCCGAACTCAGCACCCTGGCATCCCCTGACCTCACGGGGTAAAGGCATCCCAGGCATGCGGCGGACAGTGTGGTGATTCAGTTTTTTTTGAGCTGTGTGAGATAGCAGGCGCAGCATCAAAACGAACTGGCGGCGTAGCGCCGCGACAATCAGGAGATCGCTATGGCAGCACGCAAACCACCTTACAGCGCAAAAGTTAAATTCTGGATGCCTTCTTACAGCGGCGAGCTGGAGGGAGGTATTCAGGGCTGTGCAGTAGAATTGTTTCAGATGCTACCCATAGAGCAACAGGCTAAAGCGCTTCAGAAAATGCAGACGAACCACCAGCTAAAAAGCCAGATGTCATTAAGGAAAAGTTAACGCCTCACCAGGGCAAAGTCCGGAATACCGCAGCAGTTTAGTTGGACTTAAAAGTAAACGCGGGCTTGAAGCTGGAGGATGGGGCCAGCACACAACGGAAAGAGCGCTACACCGGATATGCGTGTCAGCACCTGTGTAACCTCCCCTGGCGTGGTAGTTAGGTCGCAAAGGCAGCGTTACGGGTTTGCGGCGTAAGGTGGTCAAAGGTAGCGCTCTCCCCCTTGTGGTGAAATGCAGTTCATCGAGACAAACAGAAGGTCAGCACCCGGCGCCACACCCCTACATTGCTGTGTAGTCTTTGGCCCCCGCCTCGGGGGCATTTTTTTGACTGCTTTTCAGCGCTCCGAGGTATCCATGCATTTCATCCCAAAACTGACCCGGCAGCGCCTCAGCGAACTGCCCGAGGGAACGCCGATCCGTATCGGTGCCCGCGTCGTCATTTTCGACGGCTGCAGCATTGAGCCCAATTACAAAGGCGAGGACGAAACCTTTGTTTATTACATCGATGCGGACGGCAAGCGGCACCGACATTTCGAATGGCTGTTACTCGAGTCTGGCACCGAATTCATTGAGTCAGAACTGTGCGAATACTGCGCCCGGTTCCGGCACCCAACGGACATAAAGCAAGTTGCTATCAGGTTCTGGAACCGCAGCGAGGTCCGTTCATTCTGCAGCGACAAAGGCTGCGCCCTTCTTTACCAGCAAACAATCCGCGTCCCGGCAGCGCGCCAGGGCAAACCAAGGAGACGTATCTCATGACCCCTGTCGAACGCCTGCAGTTCAAACATCGCCTGACGGGCGCTGATTTCCACCCTAAGCCGCGTCACTGGCTGACACCTTTGCTTATTGCTCTGTGTGTGGTGGCGGGAATGTGCCTGTTATGACAGTGACAATCATCCCCACTGAATTCGCCCTCAATGAGGCCATGCGTTCGCTGGCGCTGAGTACCATCCTGGCGCTGTGCGAGCAAAATCAAATCAGTCCGGCAGATCTGGAAATGCTGGCCCACCAGCTGGCCCAGCGTGAAGCAAACGCGGACGCTAAATCAGGAGCTTTAAATGTCCACTATCATTCGCGTGATCGACACTGAAACCACCAGCTTTGAAGGTGGCGTGTGTGAGCTGGCCAGCATCGACATCGTTGGCGGCAAACTGTGTAACCCGATGAGCGATTTTGTTAAGCCGCCAGAGCCGATTACCGTTGGCGCCATGGCAGTGCATCACATCACTGATGCGATGGTTGCCGATGCCCCTCCGCTCAGCTATGTAATTGATCGTTATCTGGGTGCTGACGTTTACGTGGCGCATAACGCCGCGTTTGACCGGCCAAAGCTGCCACAAATAACGGCGCCGTGGATCTGCACGCTAAAGCTGGCCCGCAAGCTTTATCCGGAACTGGAAAGCCACTCCAACCAGTATTTGCGTTATCACTTCATGCTCGATGTTGATGTGCCTGAAAACCTGCACGCACACCGTGCGCTGTACGACTGTTACGTTACGGCGGCGCTTCTGCTGCGACTGAACCGTGACGCGCGCCTTACGATAGCGCAGATGCGTGACATTTCCGCGCGGCCTTCCCTGCTTCACACGATGCGCTTTGGCAAGCATAAGGGCAAAACCTTCGAAGAGATTGCCGGACAGGACCAGGGTTATCTCCGCTGGGCGCTGGCAAATATGGATCTGGATGAAGACCAGAAATTTACCATGCAACATTATCTGGAGGTCTGAATGGGAACCCCTGTATTGATTCTGGGGGACAGCGGCGCGGGCAAGTCCTACAGCCTCAGAAACTTCAACCCAGACGATTGCCTGCTTATCCAGTGCATCCCCAAGATGTTGCCTTTCCGGCATAAAGGCACCTGGAAGGTCCACGGCAAGTTAGACGATGGTGGAAAGCCTCAGCGCGGTAATGTTTTTCGCACAGATGACTGGGTTGATATTGAAGACAAAATTCAGCGCATGGTGCTTTCAAAAAATCGACGTGTGCTGATCATTGATGATTTTCAGGTAGTGATGCAGCACGAAAACATGCTGCGGGCCTATCAAACTGGTTACACCAAATTTACGGAGATGTGTGATCACGTCTGGCAAATCATCAAAGCAGCAACTGAACTACCTGATGATATCCGTGTTTATTTTCTTGCCCATACCGAAGAGTCAGAAGGTAAGGTGAGGATGAAAACCATAGGAAAGATGCTGAATGAGAAGCTTACTCCGGAAGGTTATTTTTCGGTCGTACTCCGCGCCATAAAAAAAGATGGCAAACACGTTTTCCTGATCAAAGGCGATGACAACGACACCGCCAAAGCCCCACCTGACTTATTCCCCGATCAAACCGAAATGGAAAATGACCTGTTCGCTGTAGACCAGGCCATTTGCAACTTCATGTCCGAAGGAGACATTTAATGCAACCTATGAGCTTTAAGTTCGATCCCGAAGCGGCTAAAAAAGCTGGATCCGCAGCAATCATCAATGAAACAGGTGCTTACGAAGGGATTATCCTTCATGCACAGGTTGGTTTCGGTACAGACAGTCAGTCGCAGTCACTGGAATTACGCTTTGAATCCAACGGCGCCAAATCCGATTATCTGCGAATCAACTTTATCGGTCGCGACGGTGAACCCACTTTCGGGATGGACCTCGTGAACGCCCTGATGTGGACAGCTGGCGTCCGTGACCTTATTCCCGAACAGCAGCAGACAAGCGAGGGTACTGCGTGGGTATTTCCTGCGCTGACCAACAAAAAAACCGGCCTTGTGCTTCAAAAGGAATTGCGTACTAAACAGTCAGATGGCTCAGACACTTACCAGATGAACATCCGGCATGTCTTCCAGCCGGGCACGCGCCTGACCTATGCCGAGTTTTCAGAAAAACTTCCAGCCGAAGCCATTGATAAACTAATGCTGAGTCTGAAAGATGTTGATAAGCGCCAGCCAGTTGCTGGTAACGGGCATAACACTGCTCAGCGCGGCGCGCCTACTGGCAACCGTTACGCGAATCAAAACACCGGCGCCGCACCTCAATCTAAACTCCAGCAGGCGGCTGCCAACCGCAATAATGCACCTCAGCCTGAACCTGATTTCGACGACGATATCCCGTTCTAGAGTACAAAAAACAATCTGAATTTTGATTGCCGTTCACCATAACCGCCTGCATCTGAGGCGGTTTTTTTATGAGATTTTACTATGTCATGGATAACCACTCAGTCGGGCAAGCACTTCGATTACACCAATGTGACAGCGGATGCTATCTGCATTGAAGACATCGCCTGCGCCCTTTCCAACATCTGCCGCTTCACCGGCCACGTGCAGGACTTTTACAGCGTGGCGCAGCACTCCGTTCACGTCAGCTACCTGGTAGAACCAGAGTTCGCGCTCGAAGCCCTTTTGCACGATGCCGCCGAAGCTTACTGCAGCGACATTAATTCGCAGCTTAAGCAATTGCTGCCTGATTATCGCCTGATGATCAAGTCGGTTGAGGAAGCCATAGCGGATAAATTCGGCTTACCCCACGCAATGAGCGCCACGGTTAAAAATGCGGATCTGGTCTTGCTCGCGACCGAACGCCGCGACCTTGACTTAGACGATGGCAAGCGTTGGCCCATGCTGGATGGTATTGAGGCAGACACCACATTCATGATCGCCCCGCTCAACCCGCGCCAGGCACGTGTGCTTTTCCTTCAACGTTACAACGATTTGAAAGGTAAGGACGGTGAATAATGGAAGAGAAAAAATTTTGCTATCGCTACGTTGAGAGCAATGATAGCCAGGGGCGCCCTATCATCATGCTGTGGGAAAACGTGATACTGCGCGAGACGGAAAAAACCTTCTGGCATACACATGACATGACGTATATGTCGATCGAGCAGATGAGAGCGTATCGCAGTAAACCCGGCGACAAGCAGGTTAAACGCTGCCTCAAACACGCCGCCCGTTCTGGCTACCACCTTTCGAAAGAAGAAGCGATGCGGGCATTCGTTTACCGCAAAACTTACCAGCTAAACCGCCTTCGCCTGACTGCCGAAACAGTCGAAATGTGCCTGAAAGGGCTGAGCATCGCCGGATACATTCAGGATGGAAAAGTACTAAGCGCGCCGAGAGATTCAAGATTCCTTGCCAGTGAATCCCCGGGGCCGGTTGCTTCCGAATATAGCTGGGGTGAATGGTGATGGACAAAATCAAGCATCCTGTTATCCGTTATCACGGCGGTAAGTTCCGACTGGCGCCATGGATTATTGATCAGATGCCAGAGCATGTTTGTTATGTAGAACCGTTCGGGGGCGCGGCCAGTGTGCTGCTACAAAAACCACGTTCTTATGCCGAAGTCTATAACGACATGGATGGCGAAATCGTCAATTTGTTTCGGGTACTTCGTAATCCAGTTTTGAATCAGAAACTCCAAGATGCCTGCTCTCTCACTCCCTATTCCCGCGATGAATTTTGCTCTGCCCATGACTTCAACCATGAGCCTGTGGAGCGAGCGCGGAGAATGGTTGTCAGGGCGTGCATGGGATTTGGATCGGCTGCTGGGATCGGCGGTAATTCCGGTTTTCGCAGTGACAGTAAGCGTAAATACGCTACTCCTGCCCATCTCTGGGAAAGTTATCCGGCGCATCTGTCTTCAATTTGTCAGCGTCTGAAAGGCGTCATTATCGAAAATAAAGACGCCCTGACGGTCATGCGTACACATGATGCGACAACCACTCTTCACTATTTAGATCCGCCCTACATGCCCAAAACACGCGTTGCAGGCAATCGTTACTATAACCACGAAATGACAGAGGAAGGTCACACACAGCTTTTAGCGGTCGCCGGAACGTTATCAGGAATGGTAATGATCAGTGGGTATGACTCTGAGGTTTACAACGACATGCTCAAAGGCTGGAAGAAGACTGAAAAATTGTCACGTATCAGCGCGGGTAGAGGCACAAAGGTTCGCACCGAATGCCTGTGGCTTAATCCAGCTGCTCAACAGAAAAAGGAGCGCGCAGCATGACTGAGAAATTTTCTCTCAACCTGGCAGTGCGAAAAATCTGCCGCAAAAACGGCCTTTCTATCCACCAGTTGGCGGTCAACTGTGGCGACAAACAGCGTGCAGTTTACCAAAACATAAACCGTGACTCGCCCAGCATCGCGACCTGTGAAAAATATGCTGATGCGCTGGGCGTGTCGCTGGTGGAAATGGTAAGTGCGGGCTATGTGAAACCACCAGCAAATAAGGAATCGCTATGCTGATCGGCTTTGTCCTTATCATTTCCTCTGTACTGCCCGTCCCTGTAAGCGAAGACATCTATCCAACCCTAGCAGCATGCGAACACGTTAAAGAACAGTTGCTTAAAAGAGAGCCGATTTCTCAACTTGAATGTGCGGAAGTCAGGCGCTAGATTACTGTATAAATAAACAGTAATTTGGTGGTATGTATGCGCAGGTTTGTCAGCGGCGGTTTAACCTTTTATTTTCTGGATCAGGGTGACACTGAGCCAAACTTAGGCAAGGAATATCTCTACATTCCTGGGTACATGATAAAACCTGTCGATGCTGGCTGGATGGCATTAATCCTCAGTTGCGACGAAAGGCTGTGGCAACCCATCAGCGACCGCTTGTTTGCTTCAGAGAATGAAGCGTTTAACTTCGCATATGATCATTTTTCTGTTGAGCAGAGTAAAACAGAGCGGCTTCTCCCTGGATGGAAAAGTGTCTGATTAACCCTCAATCGCGAACGCGGTTTTTTTATCCCTCTATCCCAATGAAAACAAAATTCCTCGCGCACTACGCGCGGCACAAACCCCTGTATGACGTATCCCTTTCTGGATGCGTCTGGATCCTGATGCTCATGGCAATGTTTTGCCTTGAGCTTTATCTCCAGTGAGGTGAGCTAATGCAGACTCAGTCACCTGAGGGAAAGCCTACTGGAACGGCCGTCAGGTCACCTGCTGCTGTTCCGCCTATGATTTCCCGCATCGTTTTAGCGGTGGCCGATGCAATGGCTACCAGATGGCAAAAAACTGCTTTGAAAATCGTCTCAGTTGCCTGAATTGCATTTGCCTTCATGAAGGCGGCTGCGACGTAGTGAACGAAACCGAAACTCCCGCCGAATGCCCGTATGTAGTGGACTTTTGTTCTTACTACCAAATAGACCTATCTAAAAAATTCAGGCGCTAATTTAAGGCTATAAAATGACCGAGCACATTAATGATGATCACATTGTCGATGTGGTCAGTTTTTCAGGTGGACGCACCTCTGGTCGTCTCGTATATCTGATGGAGCAGCGTCGTGTAAAAGGAAATATCGTTAAATATGTTTTCTTAGACACGGGCGCTGAACATCCTAAAACTTATCAGTTCATTAAAAACATTTCGAAGTATTGGGGCATTGAAATTATTTGCTTACGTGTTGTTGTTAATTCTGAATTAGGTAAGCCAAATAGCTATAAAGAAATAAGTATTGATGACATTGGTCCAGATCTAGGCCCATGGAAAGATATTTGCGACAAATACGGCACGCCTTACATTCACGGTCCATTCTGCACGAGGACTATGAAGCTCGAACCTTTTCAGCGCTACTGCAAAGAACATTTCAAAAACTATCATACCTGGCTTGGCATACGCGTTGACGAACCGAAAAGGCTCAAGGTTAAAGAAGGCATAAGCTATCTCGCTGATATATGCGACATGGAAAAAGTCGACATTCTTAACTGGTGGAAGCAACAGAGTTTTGACCTTGATTTACCCGAGCATCTTGGAAACTGCGTTTTCTGCATAAAGAAAGGCGTTAATAAAATCGCTTTAGCGACACGTGATGAACCTGAGATGGCAGACCAATTTAGATCCGTTATTGAAAGTAATAGCGTGCGCGTCGTTGATAGACGTCAGCAAGAAAACAAAATCATGTACCGCGACAATAATTCTTTAGAGGGAATAATTGCCATGTATTCGGATATAAGCCGCGAAGAAATCGCCTCAACGATACGTGGGACTGGCGGTTATGAATCGGGATCTTGCTCAGAAAGCTGTGAGGTATTACTCGCAGATGATGTGGAACCGCCTGAAGTAATATCCCAAAGTCCTTATTGTGCAGCACTCAATACACTTCGTGAGCAGCCAACACATAAACTCAAACAGATCGGCGACCAATGGCGAACACCTGATCCTCTCTGGTGGGGCATAAATTCGATATTCGGTCCGTTCGTGCTGGACCTTTTCGCCGATGAGAGTAATGCCAAATGCGAGGCGTATTACAGCGCCGAAGATAACGCACTTTCGCAGAACTGGTCGGAACGCCTGGCAGAGCTAAACGGCGCAGCCTACGCTAACCCACCCTATTCTCGCGCCTCGCAGCACGACGGGCAGTACATTACCGGCATGCGCCAGATAATGGCCCATACACTGGCAATGCGTGAGGCTGGTGGTCGCTATGTCTTTCTGATTAAAGCGGCAACTGGCGAAGTCTGGTGGCCCGAGGATGCCGATCATATAGCATTCATTCGGGGCCGAATCAGTTTTGACCTGCCTGTATGGTACCGGCCAGAGGAAGGCCAGCCCAGTGAGTCGTCTGCCGGGTTTGGCGCTGCTGTCGCTGTTTTTGATAAATCATGGCGAGGACCAAAGTTCGATTACATCAGTCGTGATCAGCTTGAAGCCCGCGGCGCCGCGTTTATGGCTCAAATTGAGCGAGCAGCGCAACGTCTGGCGCCGAGAAGCATTCCGATCCCCATCCCAGAGTCAGCGAATGATGTCTGGCCAGCCGAAGTACAGCTATTAGCCGATCAACTGCCAGGCCTTAAATCACTCGCTACCGAGCACCAGCGCAAGGTCATGCATCACATGAACCGCATGCTGCTGGAGCGCCAGCCCTCAACAGAAATCATTGCTGCAGCGCAGTCGCTGACGGCCACTTTCGGAGAACAAACGCTGTGAGAGAAATCATTGTCGATAATTTTGCCGGGGGCGGCGGAGCCAGCACCGGCATTGAAATGGCAACCGGGCGCAGTGTCGATATCGCTATTAACCATGATCCTAACGCGATCGCCATGCACACCACCAACCACCCTGACACGCTTCATTACTGTGAGTCTGTGTTCGACATTGACCCGGTGGCAGCGACCGCAGGTGCGCCAGTCGGCCTGGCGTGGTTTTCACCTGACTGCCGCCACTTCAGCAAAGCTAAAGGCAGTAAGCCGGTTAAAAAAGAAATACGCGGTCTGGCATGGATTGTTGTTCGCTGGGCGCTGGCAAAGCGGCCTCGCGTCATCATGCTTGAGAACGTCGAAGAATTTAAAACCTGGGGGCCGCTGTTACCCGCAGAGGAAAGACCGGATCCGGCCCGCGCAGGTGAAACCTTTGCCGCGTTCGTCGGCATGCTGAGTAAAGGTGTTCCAGCTGATCACCCTGCGCTGGACGAGGTATGCGACTTCCTGCAAATCGGCCGGCACAGTGCTGACGCGCAAAAACTGGTTAAAGGTCTGGGCTATGCGGTTGAATTCCGCGAGTTACGGGCCTGCGATTTCGGTGCGCCAACTATCCGCAAACGTTTCTTTATGGTCATGCGCTGTGACGGTGAGCCAGTTATATGGCCGGAGCCGTCACACGGTGATCCGAAAAGCCTGGCCGTCCAGTCCGGACACCTCAAGCCATGGCGCACAGCTGCCGAGTGCATCGACTGGTCTATCCCCTGCCCGAGCATATTTGGCCGCAGTAAGCCGCTGGCAGAAAACACGATGAAACGCATTGCTCGTGGCATTCAGCGATTCGTGCTCGACAACCCGACGCCGTTTATCGTCAAGTGCAATCACACCACCAGCAAAGGTGGCTATGACTGCTTTCGCGGACAGTCGCTGCACGACCCGCTACAGACAATTACGCGCAAACATGGCTATGCAGTAGTCACGCCTCATCTGACAAAATTCCGTACCGGCGCAACCGGACAGGAACTTACAGATCCGGTACCGACCATTACGGCTGGAACAGCTAAGCGACCGGGCGGCAATGGTCATGCGCTGGGCATGGTAATAACTCACCTGACACCATTTATCATTGGTGCAGGTGGCCCGAAATACTCAGCTAAACCCCGGCCTACAGATCAGCCGATGAATACTGTGGTCAACACAAATCACTCCTGCCTGATAACGCCAGTGGTTGTAAGACAGTTTGGCAAAAGCACCGGACATCCTGTTGATTCACCATCAGGCACAGTGACAGCTGGAGGAGGAGGAAAAAGCGCTCTGGTCTGTCCGACCTTAATTCAGATGGGATACGGGGAAAGAGTCGGACAGGCACCACGCGTACTAAATCTGGGTAAGCCTGTTGGAACGGTCACCGCAGGCGGCAATAAATTCGCCCTCGTTTCGGCGTTTATGGCTAAACACTTCGGCGGCAACTATACCGGCCCCGGGGCCGCAATAGATGGGCCAGCGCATACAGTCACCACCACGGATCATCATGCTCTGGTCACTGCTAACATCATGGTTAACAACACTGGCCACCCGGGCGGCTCCGTTGAGGAACCCTCTCACACCGTGACTACCGGAAATCACCACGCTGTCGTCACGTCTAACCTGATTAAATTTCGCGGCACCAATACGGGCCAGACAACTGACAGCCCGGCACACACCATTACGGCAAACGGTAACCACCTGGGCGAGGTCCGGGCGTTCCTGATGAAGTATTACGGTAATGAAAAAGGCGGCGTAGGCCTGGACGAACCGCTGGGAACGGTGACCACTAACGACCGCTTTGGCCTAGTCACGGTTGATGGCACCGATTACCAGATTGTCGATATCGGCATGCGCATGCTCCAGCCGCATGAGCTCTATGCTGCGCAGGGTTTCCCTTCCTGGTATGTCATCGATCGGGATTATCGCGGTACCAAATATGCCAAAGATAAGCAGGTTGCCCGCTGTGGCAACGCCGTTCCCCCGCCGTTTGCCGAGGCGCTTGTAAGAGCCAATTTACCGGAAATGTGTTCGCCTCTTTCACAGGAGAAAATCGCATGAATCTGCACTGTGTGCCTATTTCAACATACTGCCAGAACACTGGCGAATCGATCGAAGCCATTAACAAAAGGATACAAAGGAAGATCTGGAGGGAGGGCGTGCACGTATTAAAAGTGGACGGCGTCCGTGAACGCTGGATTGATCTTGATGAGGTGAACAGATGGGCAAGAAACAGCAGGGATCCGCTTTACCGCGCGGAATAACCGTGCGGCAACACAAAACAGGGGACACACTTCAACTGACATTCACTTATAAAGGGGTTCTTTGCCGTGAGCCCCTGTCAGGAATGGAAGTTAACCCGCGCAATATTAAATACGCAGAGAGGTACCTAGGGGAAATACAAAACCGTATTGCTACGGGGGAATTTCACTACCTGAGTTATTTCCCCCGGTCCAAAAAAGCGGCTCTTTTCGGCCATGAAAAGAAGAAAAAAACGGTGAAGGATTATCTGGAAGAGTATCTGGTGATCTGCGAAAACCGGAACCTCTCACCCTCGACCATGGACGGTTATCGCAAATGCCTCCGCGCCCTCAGTGAGCTACACAAAATCTGTGTAACCGACCTGACTCCATCAGCACTGAAACATTGGGTGGCCAGCAGGAAAACCAAACTAAAGACCATCCGCAACCGGCTGTCGTTCCTGCGCAGCGCCATCGATGAAGCCGTTACAGATGGCCTGATACCTGACAACCCCGTTGCCCATATCAGCGCATCGCGCTATTTCTCGGTCGAGTCCGGCAATACTGAAGAGTATGAGGTAGACCCTTTCACGCCAGACGAGATACGGATCATCTATCTGAACTGCAAATACCTGCAGTGGAAAACCACGTTTCAGTTTGCATTCAATACCGGCGTCCGGCCATCCGAACTGTGCGCGCTGAAATGGGCAGACATCGACTTTCAGAGACGAACCGCCTTTGTTCAAAACGCCATTGTTGAAGGGATTTTTAAAGGGACAAAAACCAAATCCGGTACCCGCAAAATTGAACTCAACGACGAGGCAGTCCAGGCACTGAACGATCAGAAGCAGTTCACGCTGATGAAGAGTGAATTTGTATTTGAGGATCCGAGCAATGGCCAGCCCTGGTCTGGCTCCGGCGACATTAGACAGAAAGCGTGGCGCCACATCATGAGGGCATCAAAAATACGGTACCGCAATCCCTACCAGACCAGGCACACGTTCGCGACGATGCATATCAGCGCGGGCGTTAACCTGTTCTGGTTATGTAAGCAGATGGGGCATAAGGGACCGGATATGCTGTTCAGAAATTACGGCTCGTACCTAGCAGACTATGACGGGAACCTTTCACGGCCCGGACTGAAGTCAGGCAGCGAATAA